TTGGAAATAAGCTCTATTATGTTCACCGCCTGTGCTGGGCTCACTATTACGGAGAATTCACAGATCTAATTGACCATATCAATGGAAACAAATCGGATAACCGGATAGCCAACCTTCGCGCAGCCAATAAGAAAATGAATGGCCTGAATCGCGGAATAGATAAAGACAACTCATCCGGATTCAAGGGTGTGACATTCAGGGTTGATACCAAAAACTACATGTGGCAATTCGTCATTGACGGGAAGAGATACACAAAAAGCGGCTTCCCTACAGCCGAAGAGGCATACAACCATAAACTTAAGTTCATCGACGCATTGCAGCACTCAGCGTCAGATTTTCTTAAGCCATAGCCATTATCGTCCTCTGCGTACTGGTCTAATCGGTGCGGGAATTGATTTTGAAGGTTTATTTTTGACTACCGGGAATGCAAACGTCAGCGCCAGTGCATCGGCCCTGTTTGGCGATGGAACACCGCGGCGTTTCATATCGTCTTTCGACTCCAGAACAATCTTACCGTCCAGATTCACCTTGTATTCCGGCGCGACAATCTCATCAGCGGTCTGCTGGTCATCAATGCTTCCACCTTCATTCAGCCAGGACTTCATTGCATTCCACATCTCGCCGCGCTTATTGAGCATTGCCGGGTCTTTCGATTCTCCCGCGAAGCTAACGAGTTGCCACTTTCTACCCCACGACTTACCAACAGAATGAATGCCAGTGCCGTAACCGAAATCAATGAATACCGCGTCAGCTTTGTGTTCATCTTCGATAGCAGCCACTACCTGCGCAAACTTCACATCGTCGTCTGTTTTAGGATAAGAACCTAACAGCCTTGAATGAAGCCCCTGCCGGAGATAGATACACGCCTCATCACTGCCTGAGTATGCCGGGTCAACGCCGATAATCTTTGGAGCGAATCCATATTGACTGTGCTCCAGCTTTCTGGACATACCGGCGTCAGCATAGCTTTGGGGAATAAATTGCAGGTCAGACGCAGACGGGAAGAGGCCACGAACGCGTACTTTAAAGAAGTCGCTATCCTCACCGTAATCGTTTAGCCATTCTTCAATAAGCTCTTTGTTCGTCATCTTCGCCAGACGGCTATCAATTTGCTTGCGTCTCCAGCGATGCTTGAATTTACGGAAACATTCACGGAAACGCCCGGTGTTACGTGTCGGGTTGCCGAACGCGAACCAGAAAGGCTCGCCGTCTGTCAGGCCGCCCTCTGCCACCTCCCAAATCTTGTCAGGCACCGCAGAAGCTTCATCGAAGATGTAGAATGGGCTTGAGTTTGCAGCATGAAGACCAGCAAATGATTCACTGTTTTCCTCACGGCAGGTCTGGCCGTCACAACGCCATGACTCCATGTGATCTACATGGTAGATGTTCATGTTGCCCTTACCGTTGTTGTATTCGAACCAGTGCCCGGTAATGCAGCGCTTCTTCCATTTCCCAAGCTCGCCCCATGTTTTGGTTCGAAGCTGCTCTGAGGTGTTAGCTGTTACAACGCCCTTGCAGAACGGGCGGGTGCTCATGATGTAGAGAATTACCCATGCAGTGAGCGCGCTTTTCCCAATACCGTGTCCTGAGCTTGTTGCACATCGGTATGCTTCTACCGGCTTTACACCATCAAAGTTGTTAGTGCGAATCGCCTCACCCCAATCAGTGAGAAATTCTCTCTGCCACTCATCTGGACCGTTGAATCCATCAAGCTCGCCAACTCCCCACTCAAATGCATACATCACAAATCCGAGTGGGTCATAGAAGAATCGCCCCATATCATCGGCAAGCATTGCCTCAAATTCTGATGACATTACTCACCCCTTGCGCGTTTGCGGGCCTCCTGAATGCGCTGAATCAGGCTAACCTCTCCGGTGTGTTCTACTTCCTGTTTGTCACGCCATTTATCTCGCTGCCTGTTCTTAAGCCAGAAAATGGCAGCAGTCGTATCGGGTGGATAATGTTTCACAGTAGGAGTTATGACGATCGAACCATCGACAGCGCGAATATCATCTTCTTGGTGTTCGTACCCGGTGGCGCGGTGGAATAACTTTGCGGCGACTTCACTGTCCGCAACAGCTTTACCCTTTTTTATGGACTCAAGAAAAACAGGATGCGCGTGCTTCCACGCATTGATTGTTTGCTCGCTAACATCAAAGAAAGAAGCCAGTTCCGCATCCGTATGCCCTAACAGACAAAGTTTTCTCGCCTGCTCGGCATACTCTGGTTTGTAAGCCGATGGGCGACCAATTTTCTTATCTTCAGCCGCCATATCATTTCCTCGTTAGCTTCCTTGGGTGGTTGCGATAGTCACGTTAGCCGAACCATCGAATGACGTTGAACCTGTGACAGCGCCGGTTAGTGTGATAGTGCGGGCCGTTGACAACTTATCAGCCGTCTCAGCATTAGTAACTGAACCGCCTGCTGCTGTGTACTCCGCGCGTCGTTAAAACCACAGATTCGTGGTTTTTCTTCAATTCGGCTAGGAACTCCTTGGTCTGCTTGTTTCGCAGATAGTGGTACGGAGATTCAGCATCACTTTTGCCACTGGCTTTCCACATATCGGTGAGGCAGATCATGCCGTCTACCCCGACACGGATTGGTTGATTGAAGAGGGTTAATGATTTCATTTCGCTGATACCTTTTGGTGGTTGAGCCTGTTCTCGTAGATACGGGCAGCCCAAGAGCGGTCAGCGTTACCACTGCCCTATCTCAAGCTCTACCCCGAAAGGCTCTTGGTTGATATGCGCACGAGAATGCGCGGGTTTACTGCAGACGTAAAAAAACCCCGCGGATGCGAGGCTCATTAAATGGACTTTGTGATTTGCAAAAAAATTTATTTCAGGCACTGAGTCCTGATGTACTCCTGCAGGTAGTTAACCTGCGCGGTTATCCTGTCGATTCCACTTCGGAGACGGTAATAATTGAGTTCAGCATCTGCTGTAAGTCTTGGGCTTTCTCCATCGCCCATGCCGCTGGCTCCGGTCGTTGACTTTGCACAGGTGGCGGCGACTTGCAGGCGCTTACGACCAGCAGAAACATCAGCACGGAGACTTTCGATAGTCGCGTTAGCATCAGCAAGCTCCTTTGTGTATCTGGCGTCGAGTTCTGCTACATCACGTTGACGCTTCTGCATATCAGCGATTGTGGATGTGGCTTTGTCGCGCTGCTCTTTGTAGGTGATGGCATTATCACGGTAATGATTAACAGCCCACGAAAGACAGACGATGATGCAGATAACCAGAGCGGAGATAATCGCGGTTAACCGACTCATGACATCAACACCCCAACGACCAGAAACCACGGCCACGCATCGTTGCCATTGAATGCGAGCAACGCTGCCATGAAAAAGCAAATCATGCTCATTGCTGCCACCACAAACAGACTTCACGCTCAATCTCACGGCGAGTCATCAGGCCTTTCCATTGCTTACCGCCAGCGTATGTCCAGCGACGTAGCTGATCACATGCACCTTTGATATCGCCCTGGTTTATTTTGCGAAGAAGCGTCGATGTTCTGAAATTGCCAGATCCAACGTTGTAGACGAACGAGCAAAGGGCGCCGCGCGTTGTTTCCGGTATATCGACTTTGATGTACGGGTTAATTTGTCTGGCGACAGTAGCGAGGTCTTTATTCAGGAGGGATTTGCATTCTGCCTCGGTATACGTTTTACCGGGTATGATGTCTTTGCCTGTATGCCCGTAACACACTGTCCATACACCAACGATGTCTTTGTAGGGTTTATACCTCACACCTTCCAGACCATCGTTACCACTAGGGCCTGTGATTAATACAGATGCTATAGCAATAGCCCCGCCACCAATAGCAGCAGCAACGGCTTTTCGTAATGATGGAGACATTACTCACCTCTCGCAGCCTTTCGTCTGTCTTCTCTGATTTTGAAATACAGATTTGTCAGATAAGTGAGAAAACCCAACACAAGGCTTCCAAGCACTCCAATCGCAGCCCACTGTGATGGACTGACCTGATCCAACCACTGCAAAAACCAGTATCCCGCACTACCAGCGGATGTTCCGTAGGCAATGCCAGTTGAGATTTTGTCCATTGATTTCATAGCAACGCCTCCGCCAGTAACGGATTGCGTAGTTCTTATATTGGGAAGGGGAAAAGAAGGCCGCAGCATAACTATCACTGATGAATTCAGGATAGCCAGTGGCTACGGCTCAGTTATGGTGCTGGTTAACGGACTTGAACCGCTACCCATTCGTTTACAAGGCGACTGCTCTACCATTGGAGCTAAACCAGCATATTTGGCGGGACAGCGTGGACTCGAACCACGATAAGAAGGTTAACAGCCTTCCGTAATAACCTTTATACGACCGACCCAAAATAAAAAAGCCCCACGGAATCCGCAGGGCCTTTTTTTCAAATCCACCTTAACAAAGGACGGATTTCTACTGTTAGGATTATGATATTCTACTTTTCGTCATTTTGCAAGATGCAATCGTTATCGGGATAAAACTTAGCTGGTAACTTTCGATAAAAATACATTTGCAGCAGACTCCTCCATTTCAACCTTGCTAATTAATGACTCATAGAATGGCTTAATAGCCTTATCCCATACGCCTGGTGAAATTGCATCGGTGAACTGACATATTGCACGAAAGCATGAAGCTGCAGGTATGCGCTCATACCCACGCCCTGAGCACTGCTTGCAGGGTGAATAAACTGGAACGCCCTGTAGTTCTGATTTCTTCCTGTCCAGCGCTACGCCACGCCCACGGCATTTAACGCAAGATGTAGATACAACACCTGCGCCATTGCATTTAGTGCATAGTGATTCCGTTAACTCCACAGCCGTCCTTGCAGGAGTTTTCTCACCACACCCGGGATGCCTAACGATTCTCTCCTTTTTCCTTAAGACTCCGCGCCCCTTGCAGCAATAACACATGACATTACTGGCTGCCGATCGGCAGTAATCCTGATACGCGAAAGTTGCGAGCGTTTGCACTACTTTCCCTTTAACATTGGTATCAAGTTTGCGTAAGGCAGCCACCTTGTCGCAATGCTTCATACCATGCTGTACCAGTAACTGAATTGCCTTCCGTTTGTCGTTATCGCTCAGGTTCATTTTGCCGCTGAAAGCACTGAACCCGAGCGGAGCGCGACTTTGAACCATACCAAATGCTGCCATCACATCGGTATTAGTCAGTGAGTCTGATGCCGTTGCTCTCGGTGAATCTGATACTTGAGGAGACTTCGGAGAGTGGAATTTCACAGTGTTTTCCAGATTCATGCAGCATCGCCTCCCGATGTCTTGTTCAATCCAAGCCGGTTCACCAGTTCACGCTCTCGCTCATGCAGATAATCCATCGCCTTCTGGTGTTGCTCAGTCATCTCTCTGACGCTGCGCAATTCAGCTTCGTCACGTTCACGCTGCTGTTTCGCCTGGTTAATGCTGGTTACGGTCATAGATACCTCTCCCGCCCTGATGAATCATTAAAACGCCGTTAACGATGGCGTGATACCTGGCTTCTTTGTCGTACAGATAGCGCCTGACTGTGTTTCGATGGCACGATAAACGCCGAGCGACTTCTGTCTGGTTTCCGTATGTCTCAATGAGCAACTCGGGGATGGTTTTGATGGATAGCGTCATGCTGCCTCCCTAATAATGTGATCGTCCCTCAAATACAGGCCGCCAAAGCTGTATCTAACCCCCTCCCTTACGTCTTCAAGTTCGCAAAATGGGAAATAGCTCAGATAGAATTCTGCAGCTCTGTCGGCGGCACTAAGAAGCTCTGTAGCGTCATTTACTCGCATCACAAAAACAACATCCTGAAAGATGGCTGCTGTTTCACATGGGTAGTGGATTCTCTTGACGTATTCTCTGGTCATGCTGCCTCCAGTAGTTCCGTAATCATTGGCAAATTTCCGCACGTCTCAGTCACTACCAGCACAAGCATCCCTCCTTTAATCGCCTGACAGCGCTTGATACGCATATCGTCTATCTGACCGTCATCCAGCCAGAATCCCGCACTGGTGAGTGCGTCAAAAACGGCCTTTGGCAAATTGTCCAGGTCGCGTTTGCGGTTATCGGGAGGTGCTGCGTGGATGGTGATTCTGATGCGTGGTGTTATTTTGATGTCTAACTGTTGTTGCTGAATTATTTCGATTACTTCTCGCCGGTATCGCTTTCCCCAATCGCTGATGTAGTGGATTCCTCGTGAGTGACGCCAGTAGCGATTATTGGATGGAGGCCACGGCAACGCTATACGGTATTCGTTCATCGCACTGTTACCCTCCCTTCGCGTGTTAACTTTTGCAACGTTAAGACAATGGCGCGGTCCATTTCTGAGCGTCGCTCTTCCCGGCTTAAATCTTTTCCGTTGTCGATGCGCTCATGGCATGGCGGGCAAAGCGCCGCTGTTAGGCTGTCGTCAACCTTTAGCCCTATTCCCTTTCCTTCGTTGCGATGCGCAGCCTGAACTCCATATCGACCACACAGAACGCAGCAATCTATCTCCCTTACTGCCTGAAGCCATTTATTGCTCCTGAATATCCTCATTAGACATATCTCCATTTGGATCTCGATATACCAGCCATTCGTTGACGCATTCTGCACAGGCGTAAATTTCATCAGGTACCAGTTGCTTGTTACATCCTGCGCACATTGCCCTTGCTATGCTCTCTTGCTCATAACTTCGATTGGGGTCAATCATCGCGTTTTCCTCATGCGGTTCCACTTGGACTGCAACAACCCATAGACATAATCGAATGTCTTTACCTGACTTTCTGTGGGGATTGGCTTTGGTTTGTTTCTGGAGCGTTTCGTTGGTAGGTATTTGCAGTTTTCACAGATTATGTCGGTGATACTTCGTCGCTGTCGTCTTATGCTGCCTTATCACCCCATCTCGCTTTCCATTCCAGAGCCAGTCGCGCTTCGTCTGACCACTTAACGCCACGCTCTGTACCGAATGCCTGTATTAGCTCTAATAGCTCCGCAAATTCGCTTACACGCATCCTGCTGGTTGACTAGCCTATTACCACAAAGCCATTCCCGGCAAGGTTAGGAACAACGTCCTGCTGCTTTAATGCTGCGGTAAACACACACTTCCAACTTTCTGCATCCAGCCAGCGACCATGCCATTCAACCTGACGAGAGACGTCACCAAGGCAAGCCCAAAGCTTTCGGTTTTGGTCTAAGCTGCGGTTGCGTTCCTGAATGGTTACTACGATTGGTTTGGTTGGGTCTGGAAGAATTTGCTGTACCGCGTGAATAGCGTTTTGCTGATGTGCTGGAGATCGAATTTCAAAGGTTAGTTTTTTCATTACTTCCCTCTCTAACAGATTTCAGGTTATTCCACTCCGTTACCGCACTGCGATAATTCGCGGCCGCCACAGCGGCGTGGTTAGCGCAGTAGATTTGGCACCCGCTCTCCATGTCTAATATTGTCGGTGATTTTCCGCATTTACATTTTTTGGTACGCGGTGCGTCTGAACACATTCCGTTAACGGTGTCCATCAGGATCCCCCTCGTTCTTAATCCAATAAAAAAGGGCTACTGTGTAAATAGCCCCTGTTATTAGCTCAGTGATGTAGATGGTCATTTAATACTCCGTCACGTTTTCCTGTCGCCACGCCTCGTCATATTCCGATTTCGGCATATTGGCGATGTAGCTATATGGCGATCCTGATTCAAGTTGCAGGAACTGGTGCGATTGCTCGTCAAGGAACAACGGGACACCACCTTCCCAACCTTCGCCGTTACGTTGTTTTTCAAGCATCAAAACAGATGCCGGAGATGCCAGTAACTGTTCGTCCTTCTCTGACATCTTTTCACCACTCTGAACTCTCTGTAACGCTCTCTCGCGAGCCTTGTTACGCCAGATGATGAAAAGGTTGTCTGTCAGGTCTGTTATCGCTCCAGAGCCTTTTACGTCCATTTTCCCGGTTGGTTTTTCTTCGCTGTCTCCTTTTCGCGAGTGAGTAACGAGAATGACGTGGGAGTTTGTTTTGTTTTTGAAATCGCAAATCGAGTCAACAAACGCCTTCTGCCCGTTATAGTCATCGTCGCCTATGCCACATTTCATCAGGCTGTCGATGATGAATAACTGGATGCCGTATCGGCGGCGAGCGTAGTCGAATATTTCGATCAGCCTGTCGGCTTTCGCCGTTCCGGTCAGGCCAAACACCCAAAGTCTTTCGTCATAAAATTTAAATGCAGAGTCAATTTCCAGCACTGGCGGCATCTTGCAGCACGTCGCCTGACGGGTAAGTCGCTTAAGGAGAATGCCTGGCTTCAGCTCAAGTGACGCGATGCACGTCTTCACACCCTGACGCATTGCCTCAAGTGCCATATGCCCGACAACCTCCGTTTTTCCGTGACCGTTCACACCATTGACCAGCGTCAACTCGGCCTCACGGAACTGGAATTTATCTGCCAGAGATTCCCACGGTGGATTAAACAGATATTGCTGCTTGCCGTAAAAAGCGTTGATAGTGTCCTGGTAAAACTCTCGCGCGCTGTAGAGTTCTTCAGGATCGAAGTAGGATGCCGTGCCGATGTACTGCCAGATTTCATCCTCGGTAACACCGTTCATCAGGCATTCGTTGATGTCTTTGTACGGCAGAGTAACAAGACGGCAACGATGTTCACCGAGTCGACTTGCGATTTCCCTTGCGGCTTCACGACCAACATCATCAACGTCCATCGAGATGAATATTTCCTCAAACCTGTCGAGGTTATGGTATTCAAACTCAATCCACTGTTGTTTAGCGCCTTTCCCGCCACCGAACGGGACAGATAGCGCCGGAATTCCGTATTGCGCATAGCTCATGCAATCAATTTCGCCTTCGCAAAGTACAACCGCCCTCACGCCAGCATCGAGAGCCTGCCATCCGAACAGACAGGGTTCACAGTCACCTTCTGCCATGATGACTTTCTTCCCGTCAGGACGTTCTGTGTTGATTCTCTTGACCTGCAACAACTCCCCATCGCGTTTGTACGGAAGCACCAAAGCATCCAGTTCTCGCTCTCCATTCCACACCTTGCCGCTGACAACCTCGTACCGCTTTACGACTTCTGGAGATATGCCACGCGATTGCAGGTACTCAAGATGGGATTCTGTTCTGGTAACGTAACGGGCGATTTTCTTGCGGTCAGGTCTGGAGAATTTCTTCTCACGTCTGGCGTCGAAATGGTGATCATCATCCTTGATGCCGAGAAATGCCTTTGCCTCCTGCATAGCCTGATGCAGATTTATTCCCCGACAGGCCATCCACAAATCAAGCATGTCACCGCCGTCGCCCTCAGCGAAATCAGCCCATTTTTTCTTGCCGCTAAGGTTAACCTTCAGACTGTTCCCCTTATCACCGTTGACGTTGCCGGCAACCCACTCATGCCCCTCTTTCTTGCCGTTTGGCAACAGGTGCGGAGCCACCCTGTCAACCTGCACCCATAGCAGGTCGCTAAGTTCTGATGGACTCATGATTCACTCAGATTGAGATTTTTAAACCAGAAATCGACAAACGAAATACTTAACCAGCCGTGGTTATAACCAGAGACCAGTAGCGATTTGATTTTTGATTTCATGGTTCACCTGTCGAAAAACACGTAGCCAGTTTTCGATACGGTGATTGCGGATGATGGTTTGGATTGTGGTTGAATGGTTTCTGGCTTCTCGTCGTTCCAGCGTTGACCGTTCAGGTAGCTCGATGGTAACAACCTGTCGAATCCGAACTGCTTACCATTCCTGCATGCAATGTCTTCTGCCAGCATCGTGGCAAACTCGCTTGCCGTCCCCCTGGTAATTTTACGCCACTCCCTGAACTGTGTTCTGAATGCCGAAGCTGCGTTTTTCTTCCCGGCTTTCCGCATGCCGGCACACCAGAACATTTCCTCGAATGCCTTATCGGTTTCTTCGTGACGGTCAGATGATTTTTCACACTCCGTCCGAACGCTTTCGGACATAGTGTTTTTATCTTGTATTTCTTTCTTTTGAATAGTGTCTTTTGTGTCCCCCTGTTTTGAGGGATAGCACTCCCTCAAATTGAGGGATGTTTTATCCCCTGTTTTGAGGGATATTCCCTCATTTTGAGGGATGCGCCATTCTGAGATGTTTTTATTTGGTCCAAACATGCCGCCTTGCTGCTTGATAATATTCATTCTTACGAGTTCTAACTTGGCCTCATTGCACCGTTTGACGGGTAACTTTGTAATCTCGCTAAGTTGAGAATCGGTGATTCTGTCCATTGGTTTATTCCACCCATAGGTTTTACGCAGAATGGCAAGCAGCACTTTAAAATGTCGCTTGGTCAGATCTGCGCCTGAATAAGCCTCAAGCAGCATATTTGATAGTCTGGCGTAACCATCATCGAGATCTGCCACATTACGCTCCACGACCGGTTCTAACGGTCTGTAGTCTGCTAACTTAACGACGCCCATGTTTCACTCCTGCTTTGGCTAGTCTGTAAACACCAACAAGGCGCTCTGCGAACGCCCTGTTATTTGCTGCTGCAACCACTAATCCCTCAGGTGAATCAGGGTGTCGAATCTCTTCTTTTTCCTGGTATTTCTTACTACGTTTTGTCATAATTACCTCTCCTGATGCCCTTAGAAATCCATCTGGATTTGGTCAGAACGCTCGGTTGCCGCCGGGCGTTTTTTATTTCTCGGCATCACAGCTTCCACCGCTTGCCTTGCTACTTCCCTGATTAAGCTCGTCTCCCATACCTTCTCCAGAAGAACGAACGTCACCGCCATATCCTGAATGTTCAGGCGGCTTACTTTTGAATCAGACCATCCCGCCATCTTTGCAAAATTTGTCTGGCCCATTGATACGAGTCGGGCGCGAAGCTCTGTTTCCACTTCGCGTATCTTTTTGCTGTGATTTGTGAGTTCCATTACTTAGTATTTCCTGTAGTTAATAGTTAGTTGTGCGCATTCGTTGATGCGCCTTGAAATATGTTTACCGCGTTGTCGGCGGTTCAGATTGGTAAAGAGCGGTACTACTTATGCTGATTGGTTAGGCTTAGGGAAAAGCCATGGAAGATCTGGGCGAATTTGATATCCCTGCACCTTCCCACCCGTGGCTTTCACCACAGAAAAAAACGTTTTGTGGCGAAAACTTTCGCCTTGCCGTATAACCATTTCTGAACCGCTGCTTGACTAACACCGCATGCCTTAGCTAGCTCTTTCTGCGTTCCAACAATGGCAATAGCGGTTTTAATAACTTGGTTCATAAAACCACCTCCACTTTTTATAAAACCAATATACAACCAAGGTTGTTATTTTTCAAGCACTGGGTTGTTTGCCATATAACAACTGAGGTTGTATTTTTGTAGGATGAACATGACTCTTTCACAGCGATTAAAGCTTTCTATGGAGAAGGCGAAGATTAATCAGGTGACCCTGGCCGAAAAGGTTGGGGTTTCGCAGGCTGCTATACAAAAACTGACCTCGGGGAAAGCTAAAAGCTCGAAGAGGATTGTTGAGATAGCTAGTGTGCTTGGTGTAAGACCGGAGTGGCTATCTGATGGCCGTGAGCCGATGTTCGTTGAAGAGAGTTATATGGCAAAAGGTGAGTCGGATAAGTTAGCAGAAGACGTGTTTAGAGTTGACGTACTCGACCTGACATTTAGCGCAGGACCGGGATCATTTATGATTTCTGAATTTGTTGAAGTCCTACATGCCATCGAATTCACCACCGAGCATGCGCGATCACTATTCGGTAACCGCTCTCAGTCAGACGTAAAGGTAATGACCGTCGATGGTGATAGCATGTGCCCAGCCATACAGTCTGGAGATCGGTTGTTCTTTGATGTTTCTGTTAGGCACTTCAAGGTAGATGGGGTATATGCGTTTGTCTTCGGGCAACACTTTCATGTCAAGCGTTTACAAATGCAGGGGCTTCAGTTGGCTGTATTGTCAGACAACCCAGCATATAAGGATTGGTATGTGACGGAAGATAATCAGGACCAGCTCTATATCATGGGCAAAGCGCTTATTCACGAATCGATAGTTTACAACAAACTGTAACAATGGCCTGATGAGATATTCGGGTGATGATGGACTCAAGGGATGTTTGGGGGATAGTGGTTGTGTGAAACAGGTCGCAGAAATGCGGCCTTTTTTATTGGATGGAATTACAGGTGTAAAAAAACTCAGCTATAAGCCGATCAATTTGTTGAAGTTTTTATTTATCCTGGGTAGGATCCCGCTGTTGTGCGATCGTTTTCTGTTCGCCAACAACGGAAAGGCCCAGAAGGCGGCAACCTTCTGGGCCCACAAAAACACTGGCTAGAATGTTTTCTTGAGATCTCGATTGGGGAGATTACCTCAAGCGTTTTCCCCTGTAAAGCATTCGATGCCATCTTTTTTAGAAGGTATCAGAATGAAGCATATCTGTAAGAAAGACCATCGCTATGACCCTCGATTTACTTCTCTCCCAGAAAACCAAGGAAATACCGGACGCCACAAATGCCCAGGATGCGCATTCGAGCTCGCAATGGAGCTAAAGGCTAAGGGCATTCCAATGTGCAACGACGATTCTATTCTGGCCGATCTGCCAGAAAGCCAAGCAGGAACCGTTCGTCATAAGGATGCTTTTGAAGCGTACAAGATGGCGTATCAGGCTTAACTAACCCAACCCGGCCACAGTGCCGGGTTTTCTTTGCCCTACTCTTTCGGCAGCGTCAGAACATCAATAGCCAGTTCTACGGCCAAGTCCACATCCTCTTCCTGCCACAGTACCTGAATCATTTCTATCAAAGCTTCACGCGAAGGTTCTCGCTGCTCTACCAGTACCTGCATCAGCGCAGTACCGAGAACCTCAACCACTTGCGGGTGAAGCTCCGCAAAGAACTCATCCTCACTTTTCACACTGATTCCCTCGCTCGTTTTTTGTTCAGAACAGTATGGCATAGAGGATTTATAAAAATAAACACCCTTAAAATACAACTACAAAAAACCTTATTTGATAAATATACAACCTTGGTTGTTGACATAAATACAACCTTGGTTTTATATTTACCCCATCAGCAGGAAGCTGGTAGCCAAACGGAAAGGCAACGCTCTTTAACTTCGATGATGCGCTGACAAAGCGCGAACAAATACCAAACGAGATGGGTTTGGCGGTGTGTAGCTCAGCAGGTAGAGCGGATTCGTGGGCTAAGCCGTGGAATCGCGTCACCAGTTCAAGTCTGGTCACACCACCAAAGCCATTTCACATGAGGATTAAATCATGACGGTTATCACCTACGGGAAGTCAACGTTTGCAGGCAATGCTAAAACTCGCCGTCATGAGCGGCGCAGAAAGCTCGCAATGGAGCGCGACACCATCTGCAATATCATCGATTCAATTTTTGGCTGCGATGCTCCTGATGCTTCTCATGAGGTTAAAGCCAAAAGAATTGACCGCGTTACCAAAGCCATTTCGCTTGCCGGAACGCGTCAGAAGGAAGTTGAAGGAGGATCTGTACTTCTTCCAGACGTAGCGCTTTACGCAACAGGGTATCGTAAGAGCAAACAAATAACAGCGAGGTAAAACATTTGTCGGTTAAGTCGTTATTTTTTTGTCCTGCTCGTCCTGTGCGATAAGTTCATTCATAAGAATGTCTGACTTCCCGGCAAATCTCATGTAGCACTCATTAAAATACTTTTCCGGGATAACAAAACGGTCAATATCAGGATATCCAATAACAGAAGGCAAGCGAGTGATAAGTCCTTTTTCGAGCAAAGAAATTGATTCAGGGCTTCCTTTTTCCGTCTTTAGCTGATTATTGGCGGCTACGGCGAAAGCCAAATACGCTCTTTCGCCAGGAGTTAACGAATCAAACAAATCCCGAACGACTTTTTCTTCTCTAGCCTTACGCTGCTGAGCAGTTGATGCCTCAATTCTTTCATTCACGGCATGATAAACAGAATTAACAACACCATTCAGCATATAGCTAACACAGAACAGCAGGATGTAATACATCCAGTGCTGAGGAAGGATTTCTGGATTATGCAGATTTACCCATTCTTTCACGCTTACCGGCATAACGACAATCAGTAAAATCAGGATGATGAGCATATGAATCAACTGTTTAAGTGTCATTCCTTGCAGGAAAAAATGCATTAGTTCCTGCCACCATGAGTTGTTCATCGGCGATTCTCTTTTTGCTTTCTGTAGGGGTGAATAGAGTTTATCCGATTTCTCGCTGTAGGGGTACACGAGAACCACCGAGCCTGACGTGGTTAAAAGACAGGCACAATCAAGAATTTTCTACAGCAAGCCTCTCATCTAATCAGGTCGCAATGCGGCCTTTTTTATTGCCAAAATTTAAGGAATAAAAACATGAATTCAGCAGATTTATCGAAGATTCTTGAAGAGCACAAAGTGTGGATTACTTCAATGCGTAAGAGCGGATCGAGAGCCAACCTGCGCGGTGCCAACCTGCGCGGTTCCAACCTGTGCGGTGCCGACCTGCGCGGTGCCGACCTGTACGATGCCGACCTGCCTGATCTTACTTTCGTAATCCTGGGTGAGAAATACTTCATAAGTATAACGAACGGTGAATATGTACGAGCAGGGTGCCAGAACCACACAGTTGAGGAATGGAGAAAATACAGTAAGCAGGAAATTGCTAAGATGGATGGTCGTAAAGCTCTTAAATTTTATCCACGATTGCTTTCGATAATTGACTTTTACCTCGGTGCTGGAGAATGGCCTGATTGGGTTAAAAACGATGGGGAGGAGTGATGAGTAATTTAGATAACGGAGGGTATGCGTTCCCAATTCCGAATGCAGATTTTCAAACGTTCGCACCAAGTACGCTTGAAGAATATAAGCGAGTTCAGTCAGGAATGACCTTGCGTGATTACTTCGCTGCTAAGGCAATGCAGTCACTTATTGCACGCGGAGGTGTGTTTGACGGCACAGAAATTCAGGCATACAAAATAGCAGATGCAATGCTCAAAGCACGCGAATAAGCACCTAATGACCATTTTAATAGTGGTCATTGTGAGCAATATCGCTCGTAACCAAACGAGGACGACGACTCGTTCTGGTTAATCGAAAAATCATCCCTTGATGTTATTTTCCGCTCGCAGTCAGGGCGGGTTTTTTCGCATACCAACAACGCTTCATTCGAGGTGTTTTCGTTATGCAATCAAATAGAAGGAGCATCCTATGCAACAGTTCGCTATTGCAGGGGCGGCATCGGTTCGCCCTTTCAACCCGATTTTATCGGTGCAGCATTCACGAAAAAATATTTTAACCGGAGCAGACTTTAAACAACCAAGAATGAAAAGCTTTCTCGAAAAACTTTTGGATATTTTGAAACAACAAGGCCGTCCATGAGTTTTACAGATAACTGGTCAGACGAAGAATTCATTCGTCAGATGAACAAAATTATCAATCATCACAAAGAACAGGAGAAAGATGATGATTCTGACTCTGAATGATAAGCGTGAAATATCGCAAATAATCGCAAGTTTTACTGATGAAGATTACGAACGAATCAACATTGAAGTTGATCGCCTCTGCAAACGTTGCGACCCAATAAGCGAAATGCTTCGCTCATATAAACCAGATGAACACACTAAGGACGCTATCGACTGGCTGGAAGATGATGACTGTAACTATCAGGAAAAAGCCGCTGAATGGTTCTGGGATGCAATAACCGAAAGAGTTAAGGCTGAATATGCATTCGAAATATTCAAATGCAGACATGTTTATGGAGAAGCTGCATGAAATCCGGCATTTATTACGGGATGCCTAACGAGGATTACCATGCTGACGAGGCGATAGGTTCAACGTCAGTTAAGTCGATTAGCGTTAGCCCGGCAAACCTATTCTTCAACAAATTTACCGGAAGTAAATCAGCACATATTGGAAGTGCTATTCATGCAGCATTACTGGAACCTGACTTATTCAGAAATGATTACTTGCTGATGCCAGAAGTAACGTCTCGTAGTTCGAAGGAATACAAGGAAGCAGCAGAATGCACAAAACCAGAATATATTTTAGTTGGAAGTGAAGTAGAAACTGTTAACAGGATGTTTGAATCTTCACGGCTGAATGAAGATTTCATGGATTACATGAACACCAAAGGTAACTCTGAGGTGTCAATGTTTGCAGAGTGCCCTGAAACTGGCTTGATGCTCAAATGTCGTTTCGACAGGCTATCAGACACTCTCGCCTATCCTCTCGACGTTAAGAGCTGTAGAGACGCTTCTGAGCGTGGATTTAGCAATGCTTTCGGTCAGTACAAATACCACATTCAGGCAGCCTTTTATCTCTACGTTCTCAAACTGGCAACCGGCATTGAGTACAACCAGTTCGCATTTTTCGCTATCGAAAACTCTCCACCCCATCGGAACTGCATGTATTACATCGGTGATGAATCACTGGAGCTTGGCTATCGCGAAATGTTCGCAGCATTAGACAAGCTCGTTGCATGCAAAGAAAACGACGAACTGAAGTACGAAGGAATTGTACTTCCATCCAATGAAATTAACGTTCCGGCATATTTGCTGGATGATGAATATGATGATGAGGTAATTATCTAATGGACCTTTCACGCACAATCATTCCAAAGTCAGACCAAATTAACTTCGAGGATGTTCAGACGCAGAGCATCACAGCGGTTATTAAAGCAGTTCGCGCAGGTAACTCAGAGCAACCGGTATTCATCGACCTTGAAGGTTTTGAGGGACGACCTTACAAGCCGTCTAAATCAATGCGGAGAGTGTTAATTGGGGGTTGGGGTGCTGATGGTCATTCATGGGTTGGTCGCTATCTGACGCTAATTGGAGATCCGTCAGTAAAGTTCGGTGGCATAGCTGTTGGTGGTATCAAAATTTACGCCATGAGCGATGTTGAGTCCGACTTCTCAATGATGCTTTCAGTATCACGCGGCAAGCGACAGGAGCACAGAGTTAGAAAGCTGGAAGTTAAGCAACAGGCAACACCTGAATCCGCGTTGGCATGGTTTTCGGCGAATGCACTAAATATGGATTCCGCAAAGCTTGAAAATTCCTATAACCGTGCCAAAGGCGTTATCGGTAATGATTCAACGCTAATTCAAAAACTCGACGAAATTTACCGCCTACGCAAACAGGATTTAGAGAGCGTCTGATGAAATGCACCCCATGGGAAAAATGGGAAGAGGATTTCTTACGCGAAGTAGCGGCAACCATGCCAGTTGAAGTTATCGCCGAAAAGCTGGAGCGAACAGAAAAAGCGGTAATGACTAAGGCTACCAGAATAGGTGCTGAAATGGTTAGTCGCTTACGTGGTAGGCGCTGGACTCGCGCAGAAGTATCACTCTTCGACAAATTCTCCGCAGAAGAAATAGCAATCGCAACCTGCCGCTCAATTTATTCAGTAAGAGCTATGCGATACAAGATAAAAAAACTCAACGAAGAAAGATCTGGAATACGAATAAATTAACAAAGAGGAATTCATCATGAGAGGTTTGTCCTACGACCCCGGCATCCTTCCATCGGAAATGATTATTCGACACCGCTTCAAGCCCATCAACGATATTCCACGCGAAGAAATGCTTAAGCGAAATAGTTTTCCATCAGTGAATGAAAACAAATATCTGAATGCAATGTTGCGGAGTGGGAAGAAATGAAAGAAGTGAAAATATACACGATTGTCAGTGACCAGTTATCACCACCAATAACAGGAGAATCATTCTGTACTGATATGGTGCGTCATAGTGATTATGCGGACCTGGAGGAGAAATGCGCGGCGCTGGCGCTGCGTGATGATATGCGACAGTCGCGGGAGCAACTGGAGGAAGCAGAAAAGCAGATAGTTGAGCTGTCCAGAGCGGCAAGTGTTAACAGCCAGTGGAAACCGGATGTTTGCCCGGTTACCGGACGCAAGTTCTTCATGTGGATTGAACATGAAACGCTTGGTTATGTGCCGACATATGGCGGCCCGTTCGACAGTTACACTATCCCGACCAGAGATAGCAGCGGTGAGTTTTCTTGCGAGCGTTACGACCATGATTTAGGTGGCTGGGTGGAGGGTGAGTTCATCGGACTTTATCTGATTGATGATGACGAACAATGCCGAGTCTGTGAACTTGAGGAGCGCATAGCAAAACTGGAGGCGCGGAAGGTCAACCTGTCAAAACTCAGCGTTGGAGAAGTCATGCACATGAGCGGATTCAGCCGGGATTATGCCGAGGGTTGGTGTGCTGGTAATGACAATGCGATACACGAAATACGCACCGCTGGCATTGGC